CAAAGTCCAACGCCTTGGGGTTGAGGAAGACAGGCTTGTCGTTGCCGTCCACAAAACAAATCGCAAACCAGCCCCACTGGCCCTCTTTTAATTTACGCACCTCAAGACGATCGCCCTTGGCAACGCCCTTGCTCTTTTTGGAACGGTTGTTGTTGACCTCGCCAATGCATGGCGTTTGTGTTTCACTAATCATGTCATCACCTCAAATGTTGGTTGTCCAATTGATGCTGTCGCATCCAGCAGCGTCTCTTGCGAGGCGCTGGTGGATACGGCGGAAACATCCGCCGCACCGCTCGTCAATGGGCTAATCATCGTCCTCATCAGGTAATCTGACATGCACCTCCACTTTCAAGATCGGGACGGGACACGCCTTTATCCATGCGTCAAATTTTTCTCTATCGGTATCCTCGTCGGGCCACGCGTTTTCCCAGGCTCTCCATCCCTCCAGAGCATGGCGAAACAGCACCCACGCGCCGTCGTCGTTGGCGAACCCGTCCTCGGCAGCGAAGTCCATTGAGCTTGAGTGCGCCACGCCCCCGATGCCGCGATTTCGCAAAATATCAGCCAGTCCATCCACACTGTCTGACCAGAACGTCTTCTTGGCGTCGGTATCATACAAACGGATACCGCCATTTTCGGCAGAGATAAAATCAATTGTCATGTGTCACCTTAATTGTTGGTTGGCAAATAATCGTCACGCCTACCGGCTTGGGCGCTAGTCTTCCCCTACCCAAGCGAATCGGCGAGAGAAATTCAAGTAAAGGACGACCGCGATAAGCGGGATGGCGAAGAAAATATCGATCATGCTGTCACCTCATTTTGTGTTTCGCCCATGCCAGGGCTGTCCAATTGAACACCGCCTCAGCGGTCGTCAGGAGCGCGGCGTCAGCGCTCGACACTGTGTCGAGGTGTACTGCAAAATGAGAGGGAGGACCGTTCAGGGCACCGCTCCAAATTTGTGATCGGTGCTGTCCATCTGTACGCGAGGTGGAGTTGAGCCACGCCGTTCGCGCCATCATGCTCAGGCAGTCTGAGCTATCGCACTCCACCGTTTGTAGGGTCGCTCCCGAGACTTGCGCTTGACGGGGTCTCAAACTTTGAGGTGAGGGTCAGAGAGGTCGTCCTAGCCGACTTCGCCTCACTATTCCGCTTCTACTCACTCGGGCAGTGGAGGGTCGCGTTGTTAAGCTCGCGAGGCTCTCGCCCCGTTCTGATCACCGACCAGAACGAAACGAAGCCCCCTTAAATCATAACCGCGCCACCAACGCAAGCGCTTATATTACATGCCATGACACGACACGCATAGCCCGTTCTATAAGGGTTGTGTAATATCTAAGAATTGACCAGCGAATGGAGGGTGGAGCAAGTGGGTGATAAAAGACCAGATTTGAAGGATGCGAAAAGACCAGATTTGCGGCTGGTCGGAGCGGCGATCGTGGACGGAAAGAAGCCCAGGCGGCGGACGCTCACGGCCAAGCAGGAGCGATTTGTACAGGCGCTCACCAAAGGCGGGGCCGATGGCAAGGGAACGTCCCAGGCCGACGCGTACAGGGCAGCGTACAGTGCCGATCGAATGTCGGCTCACGCCGTCCACTGTGAGGCGTCACTGCTTGCGGCGCACCCAGAGGTCTCCGCGAGGGTCGCGGCGCACCGGGCCGCCGTAGAGCGGTCTACGCTATCCTCAGCCCTCACGCGAAGGCGTTGGATTGTGGAGCGGCTGGAGCATGAAGCCGAACACGCCCAGTCGGACGCTGGCAGGGTGCGAGCGCTCGAACTTCTCGGCAAGGTCACCGAGGTCGCGCTGTTCACAGATCGCGTCGAGCAAGTCGATAGTGACCGGTCGCCCGATCAACTGCGCGACGAACTGGAACAGCGGCTGCTCAAGCTCGTTGCTGAGGGCTGAAGCTCGTGGTCTGCCCTAGACCACGCGCCCAGGAAAACGCCCCCACCCCCTCGACGTCGCCGAGAGAAAACGCCCCCACCCACGCCCCCTCGACTAGCCACACTATCCTGAGCGGTGGAGCAAGGAGGGGGGCACCCCCCTTATTGATGCGCGACGCCCCTCCCCCCCTACACACTATTCCACTCAAATAATCCCACAATTCTCATAATGCCATTCATAAAATCCTGCTTCAAAATTATTGAATATGAGAATGACCAAATAAAGACATTGTTTCATGGTCTTAATGGATCAAGAACAATGCCTACAGACAAATGGCTCACTGCTGTCAAAAAACGTGTCAAAGATGGCACAAGTAAAACCACCTATCTCTCTGGTTGGCATATTTTGCTCAATATCGAGGAGTGTGAAGACTATTTGCTCAAATTTACCAAACGATTGGATAAATTAAAGATTGTTGAGTGTGAAGCAAGAGGTCTTCGACCAAAAACACACTCTCCAGACAATGTTTGGCTTGCCGATCAAATCAAATTCAGTCTCAAAGAAATAAAAAAAAGACCCAATCAGCACGGGAGGATGCCGATTGGGCCAAGTTAGGCTACAAGATGGTTCTGATTAAACCACCGAGCCTTTATTTTCATCCAAAGAATATCCTTTTTTATTTTTTTCTATTCCCACTGTACTAATTAGTACAATTATACTAATTAGTACAATTAATTAGTATAATATTTTAATTATTATAATATATATATTAATTATACTAATTAGTATATCGTACTAATCAGTATAATTGTACTAATCAGTATAATTGTTCTAATTAGTATAGCAATCTAAATATCACATTTTGAGATTTTTGTCTACCCCCCCCTCTAAAAATATATTAGGGGGGTGTGAGAAGTGTGGATTGGTCACTAGAGTGACCACTGATGGGAAATATGATCATTGTACTGACCAAAATTGGGCGGGTTTACTTGCGGAACTCTGCTATCCTGCCAGTGAATTATAGGTGAATAGTGAATTATGGGTGAACGGTGGTGAATGATCAACAACAGAGATTCACCGGCATTCATCACTAATTCATCAATCTCTTCACCACCAGAATGGCTGTTTTCCAGGGTTATTTAATATTTTTCATCAGTTTCACTGGTGTATGGGGATTGGGCAGATGACATTTATTTAGACCATATCTCAAAGGTGCATTTTTCAGCGCATGGGGTTTGCCATATTGAGATGGCAAGCGACCTGTCTGGCGAGCCGCCTTTTCCCAAGTAATCTTCGCGCCAGTCCATCATGGCGAAGATATGCGGCTTGTGCCGCTCGAATTGTCCTCCTCCCCTTTTACATGCCCACAATCTTTCTCCGCAGATGAGCGCCATGCTTTGTACGCCGATGGCAAATGCGTGATCGATGAAGGGGCGGATGTGTTTGAAGGGTGGGTTCGTGATGATCACGGGGGCAATCGCTTTTTTATATATAAAAAAGTCCTGTCCCCATTGGATATCCGACTGTGAGACGCTTTCTACCCCGCATCCCAGCAATTTTTTGGCAATTCTGCCGTCTCCGACGCAGGGTTCCCAGACATGGTCGGGCATTCCCATTGTGTCGATGTATTTTTCCACCAGCCTTTCGACAAGGCTGTGGGGCGTTGGATAGCTGTCGTTGGTTTTTCTCATCTTTATACCTGTTTCAAGTATAAATAAGGGGGTTAGTCAAACCTTGATTGATAAGGTTCGTATCGGCCATTTGATTCGCTCCACTGAGATGCTTCGGGCGGTGTGTCGTGATCATCTACCAGAAGATAAATCTTTTTACCCAGAACCAGCGCCCAGTCGATTTCCTGCTGAACACCGGGAGATTTTTCCCAGTCCTGAAGGCAGTGGATTCCAAGGACATCTGAATGTTTAAGAAATTCAAAATCCCTCGTCATCCACCATTTATTATCGCGCTTATGGCCCCTCGCTTCAAAACACAGGCCATAGGTGATGGGGGAAAATATCCAAATGCCAGCATCCAGAAGTTTCATGGTCAGATCGACTGTTGCCGCCGCACGCTTTTTCTTTGTTCTTGGTGTTGTCATTCCTCCCGAGGAATAAGGGGATGCAAGGTACATCAATCCACCCTCCATCTCCGCAGCAAGCCGCAAAAAGGACGGCGATGGGATTTCACTGACGTTGATGAGCGGAAAGTTTATCTGTTTGTGGCTTTCTCCGTTACTGGACATGGGCACCTCTAAATATATGAGAATATAGTAGTAGCATATTTTGTGTGGCAGTAAGGATTTTTTGTATATATTTCCTGGTCAATATTTGTTGACAGAAAATGTCAACTCCTTCAATATGCTAAGACTTAGCGATCTTATCGAGTTCAGGGTACTCGAAAAAAACATCCTTGCATCATAAATTCTTTGAGAGGAGCGTCTTCCCCCTTTAGGCGCTCCTCTTTTATTTAAGGGGAACCAACGGGAATATGGCTTATAAAAAAGGCGATTACGAGAAATACCACAAGAAGAAGAAGGCAAAGCAAGCGCGCGCCGCCCGCAATAAAAATCGCCGAGAGGCAATTCGCAAGGGGAGGGTGAAAAAAGGCGATGGCAAGCATATTGACCATAAGGATGGTAACCCTAAAAACAATTCAAAAAGTAATTTAAGAGTTGTTTCTGGGAAAGAAAATCGTCGGAAACAAAAGAAGCCCTTGAAACGTGTCACTTGATCTTCAGGTCGAAAAATATATTGACCGCATAACCTCTCTTCCCATCGAAGAGCAGAGACAGATACTTGGTCTTTTCGAGGGATTGGACAGGGCAACGGAAAGGGAGAAGCTCTGCAAGAGATTCATACCCTTTGTGCGGAAGATGTGGCCCTCTTTTATAGAGGGGGATCATCATGCCATTATGGCTGATGCTTTCGAGCGCGTGGCAGATGGCAAGCTCAATCGTTTGATTATCAATATGCCGCCACGGCATACCAAGTCGGAATTTGCCAGCTATCTTCTGCCAGCGTGGTTTGTGGGAAGATATCCCGAGAAAAAGGTTATTCAAACAGCCCATACCGCCGAACTGGCCGTGGGGTTTGGACGTAAGGTGAGGAATCTTGTTGGAGACGAGGGTTTTCAGGAAATATTCCCAGGCGTGAAGCTGAGGCAGGATTCAAAGGCTGCTGGCAGATGGAACACAAACTCGGAAGGTGAGTATTTTGCCATCGGCGTCGGTGGCGCGGTAACTGGTAAGGGCGCTGATCTTCTTATAATAGATGATCCGCATTCCGAGCAGGAGGCGAGATCGCCCGATCCCGCGATTTTCGACCCTGTTTATGAGTGGTATACCTCTGGACCCCGGCAGAGGCTCCAGCCTGGAGGAGCCATTGTCGTTGTGATGACGCGCTGGCACCAGCGCGATTTGACCGGGCACCTGTTAAAAGCATCGCATCAACGCGGCGGTAGCGATGAATGGGAGATTATTGAGCTTCCAGCTATTCTTCCAAGCGGTAAGTCGCTGTGGCCTGGGTATTGGAGTAAAGAAGAGCTTGAAAGGCTAAAAGCCGAGTTACCTGCCGGTAAATGGTCGGCACAGTATCAGCAAGACCCCACCGCTGAAGAGCAAGCGCTTATTAAGCGTGACTGGTGGAAGAAATGGGAAAAGGACGATCCCCCATCCTGCAAGTTTATTATCCAGTCGTGGGATACGGCGTTTTTGAAAACAGAGCGGTCAGATTATTCAGCTTGTACGACATGGGGCGTGTTCTACAAGGAGGACGATACGGGCATCGATAATGCCAATATCATTCTCTTGGATGCGTTTAAGGACAGGATGGAGTTCCCAGAGCTTAAATCGGTGGCACAAAAGATGTATGTCAAGTGGGAACCCGATGCCTGCATCGTTGAGGCAAAGGCAGCAGGCTCTCCGCTGATTTTCGAGTTACGGCAAATGGGTATTCCAGTGGGTGAGTTTACGCCTTCACGCGGGAACGATAAGATTGCCCGCGTCAACGCTGTGAGTGATTTATTTGCATCGGGGGTTGTCTGGACGCCCAATAAAAACTGGGCAGAAGAGGTTATCGAGGAATTTGCGTCATTTCCTGTCGGAGAGCATGACGATCTTGTTGACAGCAGTACGCAGGCACTTCTGAGGTTCAGACAGGGTGGATTTGTCAAAATTCCATCGGATGAGGATGAGGGGGAGTTTACGCCGCGCCGCGCGGAATATTATTAAATAACAAGAGGTTGTTTGCATGGCGCGATACACGGACGAGGAATTGTTTGCTGTAGTTGAAGCACAGACGCAGCATGGAAGTCAGCGTCGAGCAGCCCGCGCATTGGGATTAACCAGGGCTTCCTTCCGCCGAAGATTGGATGAATTTAAAATTCGTTCTGGTGAAGATACTTTTTTCGATCCACAGATGTCTCAGAGTTCCGAGTTTTTCATCGACAAAGACGAGTTGGTGGATGAGACGGCGGATTTACAGGACATACTTGTCAAGCGCCGCGCTGAATTTAAAAGAAGGCAGGCGTCTGAAAGGTCTCGGTCTTTAATCAAATGCAAGGTGCGGCTGGATGGCCCTATTGGCATTTTGCACATGGGAGACCCTCATATTGATGATCCAGGCACATCGATTGATGCGCTTGAACATCATGTGAATTTGATAAAAGACACAGAGGGATTGTTTGGAGCAAATATTGGAGATTTAGCCAACCACTGGGTTGGCCGTTTGGCGCGTCTTCATGCACATCAGACCACCTCCGAAGCGGAAACATGGTGTTTGGTGGAATGGCTGGTAACAAGTATTGACTGGCTATATATTATTGGCGGAAACCATGATCTCTGGGTTGGTGATGGTGATCCTATCCAGTGGATGGTTCGTCGTCAGTCGGGCGTTTATCAGGCGCATGGCGCGAGGATTAATCTGATTTTTCCGAATAAAAAGGAGGTCAGGATTAATGCACGGCATGACTGGACAGGTCACTCGCAGTGGAACTCCGCACACGGGCCTGCGAAAGCTGCTCAAATGGGCATTGATGACCATGTTGTAATAAGTGGTCATCGTCATATCAGTGGTTACCAGATTGTGAAGCAACCGAACTCTGGTTTAATCAGCCACGCGATACGGGTGGCTTCCTACAAGATATATGATAATTACGCGAAGCAACTTGGATTAAGAAATCAGAATATTTCTCCAGCGGTGCTGACTATTATTAATTCCGAGCGGGAGGATGATGATCCCGGTTTGATTACGGTCTTTCACGACATGGATACGGGGGTCGAGTTCTTGAAATTTCTAAGGCAGAAGAGGGTGGCTAAGAAATGAAGAAATTTTTAGCGATTTTGGGATTTTTATGTCTTTTGTCGCCTGTTGTGTGGGCAGACAGTTTATATGAAGCATCTCAAGATGTGCGCCAAAAACATGAGCAGATGCTCTATCCCACTGTTCTTGTGCGGGGGAGTGATAAATCCAGCGGGTCTGGAACGATTATATATTCTGATTTACGCGACAAGGAATGGGTTTCCCTGATTCTGACGAATTGGCATGTTATTAGAGGGAGTATAAACGTAACAAAAGAATGGGATTCTCAAAGGCAAGAGAAGGTTGAAAAAGAAGTTCGACGGCCAGTTCATGTTGATTTATGGGACTATAATAATTATTCAGAGGCAATTGGAACTATAGGCCGTCGAGCGGTTATTATGGCGTGGGACAAAGACCTTGATCTTGCGCTTCTGCAAGTACAGGACAAGGAGCGTCCTCTTCCATACATTGCGGAGCTTTATCCTGAAGACAAGGATGATGGGCCGTGGATTTTTCAGCAGGTCTTTGCCGTTGGCGCGGGGTTGGGGAAACCTCCCTTTCCAACGGAAGGACTTTTGGCGGGTTTTGCTCGCGATAAAAATGGAAAAAAATTATGGATGGCAACTGCCCCAATTGTCTTCGGAAATTCAGGAGGAGCCCTCTTTGTTTTTTCGCCTCGTGATACCTTTGAATTGATTGGTGTTCCTAGCATGGTGTCGGCCTATGGTTGGGGAAATATTGTAACTCATATGGGCTGGAGTCGCCCGATTCCTGAGATCAGAGAGTTCCTTAGAGGTAATTCTTACGGGTTCATCCTTGGTGATGAGCCTGTTGTGGATGAAGAAGAGAGTGATACAGATTAGCTGGTCAATATTTAATATGAACAGGAGATTGTAGATGCATCAAAACCCGATTATTTCAAGAACAATCCCCGAACCCTCTAGCCGTAAACACATTAAGGTTAAGGGCTCTGGTGCCGCGACCAAAGGTAATAAGTGGTACGCGGTTGCAGGTCAGACAGTGGATACTGCACAAAAGTCACCTTCTAAATATGTCTCCAACATCAAGAAAGTGTAATTAATGTCTGAGTGTGGAGAAAATTGCCCCT